CGGAGGTTGAGACGGAGGGCGCAGGCGAACCGGGTGTCGTCACAAGCAGCATTGAGGGCGCGCCCGTACCACCGGGTTTCCATGTAGGCTTGCCTACGCACGCGCGGGTCACGCCGGACGGGGGCGACCGGGATGAGAGCACCGGTTTCTCCGAACTCCCGTTTGTGCTGCGCCGGCCGCGCGACGAGTTCAGCAACCCGACACGTCAGCTGCGCATAGGAGACCTCGGCGAGAGCGACTACGTGCAGAACTGCGGTTTTGAAGTGGCCGCGATATGTGTGGAACTCTCCGCCGAGGCGTTGTGGCACTCGCTGGCGAACACGATTTGCGACGCGCAGATGCAGGACTGGGTCGTGAAAGGCACGACGGCGACCTTCTTTGAGGTCGTCGGCGTGCTGTGGGACTGCTCTTTCCGCATCTCCGGCCTTCCGGAGTACAAACACAAGCCGGTCAACTTCGGCAAGCGCACTGCCCGCCTTGAGCATCGGATCCAGTACCTGGAGAAGGATAAGCACTGGGTCGTCACCGAGCTCGCGGCTCAGCGCCCGCTGCCCAAGGAGAAGGTCTTCACGCCGGCGAAGCCACGAGATGGCCGCCTCGGCGAGCAAATGGCCCGGGAGTTGCTGGCGTTCGTGGACTCCAACGGGGAGCGAGCTAGAGGCGAGTGGAAGCCGTATTGCGCGTCGTGGGAGCGCGCTAAGCCCTATATCCAGGAGAGCGCTGCCGGCGTTACGGGCACTTTCCGCAACTTGCAGGCGGTGAACAAACTCCCGACCGGGATGATCGAGAGGTGGCCGAAGCTGTGCGAGCTGACGGGCACGCGGCCTGACGCGGCCCGCACGGTGCGTGTTCTCGCGACGAGCGGTTTCAATGGCTGCGGCAAGAGTCACCCGGTGCAGGAATATCTGGCGACCAAGAAACGGTCCTCCGGCACCACCTGGGCGGCGGCGTTCCCCCGTTCGATCCTGAGTGCAGAGTGGTTCACCGCGATGGCGCGCACTGACCCGAAGGATGCGCGCACGCGTGGCAAACTGTCCAGTAAGACGTGCAACACGTTCGAGGTGGCCTTGGCGCGAC